ACAGACACCAACCCTGCGGAATTGCCCATTGCCGAAGCCAGCTACGGAGACGATGACGATCCGAACATTCCTCCGGATCGGAATATTTCCGACAACAGCAACGAGTACGAAATGGGACCCGGCAACGTGCTGCACCTGGGGCAGAACGAGGACGTCAAGTTCGGCGCTCCTTCGATCCCGACCCCCGGCTTTGACACCTTCGTCAAAGTGCTCTGCAAAGAGATCGGCGCGGCACTGAATATCCCGTATGACGTGCTGCTGAAGGAATTCAACGCTTCCTACTCTGCGAGCCGTGCGGCCCTGATGGAAGCCTGGGAAGCCTTCCGGATGCGCAGGGCATGGCTGGTCGAGAGGTTCTGCCAGCCGGTGTACGAAACATGGCTTGCCGAAGCCGTGGCGCTCGGCCGCGTGAACGCTCCCGGGTTCTTCAATGATCCGGTGATCCGCGCCGCCTGGTGCAAAGCGGAATGGCTCGGGCCTGTCCAGGGCCAGCTGGATCCGACCAAGGAGGTCAAAGCCGACATCCTGGCGGTTCAGCACGGGTTCAAGACGCACGAGCAGGTCACCCGCGAATACGGCGGCGGCGACTGGCAGGAGAACGTGGAACGGCTGAAAGACGAGAACAAGATGCTCATGGAAGCCGGCACCAACGGACCCGCCAGCGCGACCCAATTCTACAACGAACCGGAACCGAATCCGGGCGGAGGTGAAAACAATGCCTAAGAAACCGAAGAGAGATGTGCTTCAGCGGCAGGCCTACACCATGGCTGTCGTGGACGGGAAACACGCGGAGCTGACGATGTACGGCGATATCGTGGAAACCCGGCCCATTGACTGGTGGACGGACGAACCTGTCGAGGGCAACTTCATCATGCAGGATGAATTCCTGGCGGACCTGGACACGATCAAGGGCTGTGATGACCTGCTGATTCATCTGAACAGCTGCGGCGGTGACGCGTTCGTTTCGATCGCGATTCACAACCGGCTGCGCGAGCTGAGTGACGCCGGCATGGATATCACCTGCATCGTGGACGGCGCGGCCATGTCGGGCGGCAGCCTGATCATGTGCGCCTGTGATCATGTGAAGGTCAATCCTTCCAGCGTGATCCTGATCCACGATTGCTGGTCCTACGCATGGGACCGCTTCAACAGCACGAAGCTGCGGAAGCTTGCCGATGACCTGGACGTGATCAACGAGAGCCAGGCAGAGATCTACGCCCGCAAGAGCGGGATGGATATCAAGGAGATCCGCGAGATGATGAGCGCGGAAACCATGATGACCGGACGGAGCGCCGTGAACAAAGGCATCGCGGACGAACTGCTGGACGGCGAAAGCGACGTGGCGGTATCAGCTGATCACCGTTCCCTGATCGCCTGCGGCCGGAAGATGCGGTTTGCCGCCATGGGCGAACTCCCCGAAGGAATCAAGGTGGTTGAAACCCCGGAAGCCCTGACCACACAAGGGGCGAGCGGCGGTGGAGATAAAAATCAGGCTGAGCCTTCGGCTGCAGCCAATATTACAGGAGGTGTCAAAGCCATGACACTGGATGAATTCCGGGCTGAAAATCCGGAAGTGGCCGAAGCTCTCATTGCCGAAGCTCAGGCCAGCGTCAGCCACGCCGAAGCGGAAGAAGCCGCAAGGACTTCCGAGCGTCAGCGCTGCGAAGAAATCGACGCGTTGGCAGGCGTGTTTGATGCGGAAACCATCAGAGCGGCCAAGTACGGCGAGAATCCCTGCACCGCGCAGGAGATGGCTTTCCGTGCCGCCCAGGAGATGGCCAAGCAGGGCAAGTCTTTCCTGAATCAGATGCAAGCTGATTACAAGGAAAGCGGCGCTGATGGCGTCTCTGCTGCCCCCGCGCCCGAAGAGGACGCAAAAGCCGAAACCGCTGAAGACCGCAAAGCCCAGGGGCTTGCGATGGCCAAGAAGCTGTCCGGCGAAAAATCTGAGGAGGTGTAAGAAACCATGACCCGTGATCTGCATGAGAAACTGGGTACCGTTACCCCGGAAAATCTGATTGCGCAGCTGGATCCGCCTGCTCTGAAAAGAGCTGGTCTTATCCGCAAGCTCGGAACCGCCGGAACGCTGAAGCGCGGCACCCTGCTGGCCAAGAGCTCTGGCTCTGCCGGCGATGGCAAGCTGGTTATCTTCGGAACGACCGCTGCCACCAATGAAACCCTGACGGCCGACTGCATCCTCGCCGAGGATATCGATGTCGGTACCGCCGCCGATGAGAACGCGCTGACCTTCTATCAGGGCAACTTCAACGAAGACGCTCTGATCCTGGCTTCCGGTGCTTCTCTGACGGAAGACGACCGGGATGCCCTGCGCGTGCGCGGCATTATCCTGGGCGCTTCCCAGACCGAGAACGTACAGTAATTGAGGAGGTATACGACCATGGCACTGAATGTGAATATCCTGGACACCTACTACATGGCGGGTCTCTGGGAAGGACTTTCTCCCGTGAATACCTTCTTCCGTGACCGGTATTTCCCCACCGCGCCCACCGACATTTTTGCAGCGGACAAGGTGCTGGTTGAATACAAGGACGGAGACAATGACATGGCTCCGTTCATGGTTGCCGACGCTGATCCGATCAACGTCAAGCGCGATGGTTATGAGATCCATGACTACGCGCCCCTGTGCATCAAGCAGAGCCGCAACCTGACCGCCGATCAGCTGAAACAGCGCGGATTCGGCGAAGCGATCCTGTCCGGATCTACGGAAGAAGAACGCGCCGCGAAGCTGGTCCAGGAAGACCTGGCCCTGCTCGAGCGCCGGTTTGCCCGCACTGAGGAATATCTGTGCGCCCAGACCATGATCAACAACGGCTTCACAGTGAATGAAATGCTGGATGCCAACACGGTCGGCAAACAGGCCACCGTGAAATACTACGATCCCAACATCGGAAACGACGGCGCCTACAACATCGGCAGCGCGTGGACTACTTCCACGACCTGGTCCGAAATCGTTGAGGACGTGCGGAATATGTGCCGCAGCCTGAGCCGCCGCGGCCTGCCCGCGAAGGATCTGGTCGTTGGCCAGGCGGTTGCGGATGTCCTGTTGGGCAACGCCAACTTCCTGAAGCTGATCGACAAGAACTCCGGTCTGATCATCGCTTCCCCCATCGCACAGGAGCTGACCAAGTACGACGGCGTCAGCCTGCTGGGTATCGTCAACTTCAGCGGCTATATGCTGAACGTGATCGTCGTGGACGAGCAGTACCGCGGACTGGACAGCTCCAATCCTCCGGTACCCGAATGGAAGAACTACTTCCCGGCGAAGTCCATCATGGTTACCGCCCCCGGCGCCGGCCATCTCATGTATGCTCACATCGTCCACATGGACGAGGATGGCAACGTGGATACCATCACCGGCAAGCGTGTGCCTGATCTGTTCGTCGACCGGAAGCGCAAGACCCGCGAGATCATCCTCGAGAGCCGCCCGCTGGCTGCCCCGAACAACTACAGCCCGTGGATCTACGCCGCCGGCGCTGTGTCCTGATAAAGGACAGAAAGGAGACACCCCATGTTTATCCGTGCTAAATGCGTCCTGGGTATCCGGGACAAGAACGGCACCGGCCCGATCTACCCCGGCGTCATCGCTGAGGTGGACGATGCTGCGGGAAACCGCATGATCGAACAGGGCGCAGCTGAGGAAGTGCACCGCTGTGCAGCCAGGAGCGCCGGCAAGGCGGCTCCGGATGCCGGGACGGGCGAGAACCCGTCCAACGGCGGCAACGCCCAGAATGGGCCTTCTGATGGCTTGCATGAGGTCATTGACCTTGAAGCGATGACCTACACCGAACTGAAGGCGATGGCGCAGGAAATGGGAATCAATACCGGCAAGCTGAAGAGCAAAGCGCAGATGATCGACGCGATCACCCAGGCGATGCCCGGGCTTCCGGCAGATGATGAACTGCCTGAACTTACGCCCCAGGATGTGATTGACGAATGAGCTTCAAGGAAATGGTAGCTGCCGACAACAGCCGGGTCTTCTGCAACACGGCCGAGTTTGCCGAACTCCGGAAGGTTTGCTATGACGGGGATGTCTACAAAGACGTCCCGGTGGTCATGACGAAGCTGAAGGAAAAGGACCGGTCCGTGTCGAGCAAGGATCACGCGCAGGGCATCTACCTGGTCACCGCAATCGTCCACTTCCCCGTGGAGAATCTGGACGGCCACGTCCCGGAAAAGGGTCAGCTGATCACCATATCGGATGACACCGGGTTTGACCGGGAATATTACGTGGCGCAGTCAGGCTGCGAGGGAAAGATGGTGCGGCTAGAACTGGAGGCCTACGATGAGTGAGGTCTATATCAAGGAGGACGCGGGGCTGAACCTTGACCGGGCGAATAAGCTCCTGGCAGGGATCGGAAACGGCTCCGGCGCCTTCAAGGCAATCAGCGCGGCATTGAGACGGGCGGCACAAAGCGCCCGGTCGAAGGCCGGAAGCTTCGCCAGCTCGAGGTATTACATCTCAGCAGGCGGGTTCAAAGGCCATGTACGGGACAAGATCTCGATGGAAGGCGGGTCAGGCGGCGTCACTGGCGTCAAGCTGACCTTTGCCGGAAGCGTGATCCGGCTGATCGAATTCAACACCAGATTCTCCAAGGACGGCGGTGTGGCCGTTTCTGTGAAGAAAGGCGGCGGCGGGGTGATCTCCCGCGGCTTCATTGCGAACGCCGGGAGACTGGGCGTATTTGAGCGCACAGGCCCCAGCAGGCTGCCGATCGAACAGAAGTACGGGCCGTCCGCGGCGCATATGATGATGGATGAGGAAGTCACCCAGATGATGGAAAAGCAGATTGTCGAGACCTTCAACGAACGCATAGACCATGAGATCGACCGCATTCTGAATGGATGGTGATTGTGAGTGAACTGGAATGATCTGCTTCTGGCGCTGAAAGGATTCATCGAGGAAGCCATCAAGGACCTGAAGCTGCCGATCCGTGCGCAGACAAACGAGGATAAAGCCCTCTTTGAGCGCGATCCGGACGCGGCATGCCGGGTACCTGAGGTCTACCGGATGCGTCTCCCGAACAGCAAGGAAGCGAAGAAGAAGGCACCGTATGTGCTGGTGCAGCTGATCACCACCGGCGATATGCAGAACGAACGGCAGATCGATGACAGTTATGCCATCATCCGGATCATTCTGTGCACGTACAACGATGACGAACAGGAAGGAGCGCTCGCGCTGCTTAACCTGGCCAGCAGGATCCGCATTGCGCTGCTGAAGGCCTGCGTCGTCGGCGAAAATAACGCGTTCTGGCTGGATAAGACTGAAAAGCTGGAGTTCATGGCTTATCCGGATGACACAGCGCCTTATTACGCAGGAGAAATGATCGGCGTCTGGCACCTGCCGCCTATCAAACGGGAGGTACAGCTATGGTGAAGAAAGACACCAAGAAAACGAAAGCCGCATCCCCGAAAAAGGAAGACGGCTTTTTTGTTTACCTCGGACCGAGTATCCGCGGCGTGATCCAGACCGCCACGATCTTCACCGGAACCCGGGAAGAGGTAGAGGAATTCCTTGCGGGACCGATTGAGCGGTATCCGCGCATCAAGAGGTTGCTGGTCTCCGGCGATACGCTCCCGGAAGACAGAGTCAACGTCAAAACGCCCGGCAACGGCCTGTACGCTGCGTATCAGAAGCTTGTCGCCGAGCTTAAATAACAAGGAGGTATGAACCCATGCCTAATCATGGTGTAAACGTCAACGAAGTCGCTACCAGCCTGGCCGCTCCGACCGCTGCTGCGACGGGGATCCCCTTCATCGTGGGATGTGCCCCGATCCATACCGCTGACAATCCTGCCGCCCTGAACGTGCCCACGCTGATCACCAGCTGGGACGAGTTCAAGGAGAAGCTGGGTTACTGCGAGGACTGGGACAGCTTCCCGCTGTGCGAAGCTGGCTACGGCCATTTCGTGGACTTCGGTCTGCAGCCCGCCATCTTCCTGAATGTTTTCGATCCTGCCACCAACAAGTCCCTGCAGAGTGCCGCGGACAAGGATGTCGTGAATCACAAGGTTAACCTCGGTTGCCTGGCGATCAACGACAGCGCACTGGTCGTAAAAGACAAGGCATCTCCCGCCAACACCCTGGTCAAGGACACTGACTATGAAGTGTACTTCAGCAACGGCGAGATGATCGTCGAACTGCTGTCCACCGGCAGCTACTATTCCGAGACTGGCCTGAACATCGCCTATGACAAGGCCGTGTTCACCGCCATCACCGCCACCGTGATCTCCGGCGCGGTCGAAAAGATCGAGCTGTGCATGAGCACCATCGGCGTGATCCCGGACATGATCCTGGCTCCCGGCTGGTCCAGCAACTCCGCTGTTGCCGCCGCCATGGCCACCAAGGCCGGCGCGATCAACGGTCTGTTCAAGGCCAAGGCCATCGTGGACGTGCCCTGCGGCACCGGCGAAGCCGTCAGCTATGACACCGTTGTGGCGAAGAAGAACGCTCTGGCCATGGTTGATAAGAATGAGATCGTCTGCTGGCCGCTGTGCAAGCTGGGCGACCACATCTATCACATGAGCACCCGGATCGCGTCCCTGATCGCCGCGGTGGACACCGAAGTCGGCGCTCCGCACTACAGCCCGTCCAACCATCCGCTGAAGGTGGATGCGCTGGTACTGGGTACCTCCGGCAATCCGGAAGTGCTGCTGACCAAGGCGCAGGCCGATATCCTGAACGCCGGCGGCGTGATGACCGCGCTCAACTTCATGGGCGGGTTCGTTGCCTGGGGCAACTACACCGGTTGCTATCCCACCAACACCGACGTGAAGGACTGCCAGATCAGCGTCAACCGCGTCTTTGACTGGGTCGGAAACACCCTGATCAAGACCTTCTGGGGCTATCTCGATACCCCCATGACCCGGCGCCTGATCGACACCATCCTGGATACCTGCAACATCTGGCTGAACGGCCTGACCGGCGCGGGAATCATCCTGGGTGGCCGCTGCGTGATGCTGGAGAGTGAGAACCCCACGACCAACCTGATTCAGGGCATCGTGAAGCTCCACATCTACCTGACCCCGCCGTCCGCGGCGCAGGAAATCGACTTCACGCTGGAGTACGACGCGTCCTATCTGACCGCCGCGCTGACGGCTTAATGAAGGAGGTACTGAACCATGCTGCATCCCGAATCCCTCATTGATTTCAAAGTCTATGAGGACAATAACGAGTACCTGGGCGTTGCCCAGGTCGGTCTCCCGGATCTTGCCTACATCACCCAGCAGATCACCGGCGCCGGTATTGCCGGCAACGTGGAAGCTGTGCTGATCGGCATGATGGACGTCATGACCACGACCATGCAGTTCCGCAGCTGCACGGACGCCGCGGCGAAGCTGGCGAAGCCCATCGCTCACCAGATCGACCTGCGCGTTGCCGAACAGTTCTGGGACAGCGCGGCCGGACAGCGTACCGTCCAGGCGGACAAGTACGTGATGAAGATCATTCCCAAGAAGACCTCTGCCGGCAACATTGCTCCCGCCAGTCCCGCAGATGCGAACGGCGAATACTCCACCTACTACTATGCCGCCTACAAGGATGGCAAGAAGCTGTGGGAGATCGATCCGCACAACTACATCTGCATCATCGACGGTGTGGACTACATGGAGACGGTGCGGAAGGCCCTGGGCAAATAAGCATCGCTAAGCGCCGGGGAGACAGTTCCCCGGCGCATTTTTTCGAATTTTGAAAGGAGACGGAAACCATGGCAGATATCAAAAAGACTGAACAGGATGTTCAGAACGAACAGGATCCCAAGGAACTGGAAGTGGCCGAGCAGAAGGCCAAGGAAGAAGCCGCGAAAGATAACGCGGTCCATTTTACTTTCAGACTGCTGACGCCCGTGGAATATGAGGGCGTGACCTATACCGAACTGGAATTCGACTTCAGCGAGATCAGCGGCGCTGATTCCCTGAACATCGAAGCGGAGCTGAACGCTTCCGGTATCGTGGTCATCGCGCCCAGCTACCAGAGCCCCTACCTGCTCCGGATGTGCGCACGGGCCTGCAAGACCAAGATTGACTACAAGCTCTTCAGCGCGTTCAAGCTGAGAGATTATCTCGCGATCCGTAACAAGGCGCGGAATTTTTTAATGTCCTCGGAGCAGTAGTTTGTGACGGCGGCAGCTGGATCCGGAAGCAGTGCATGATTTTATCCCAGAACAATCATACGCCGGTTGACTTCTGGCTCCGGCTGCCGCTGGGGCAGCTGCTCCAGTGGATCAAAGACAATAACGAACTGATTCAGAGTTCCAAGAAGTGAGGTGACGGGCATGGGCAAACAGTACGAAATGGCATTCCAGATCGGCGCGAAGGTGCAGGGCTCCTTCGGGTCGGCATTCAGAAGCGCCGCGAGCAGTGTCCAGAGCCTTCAGAGCACGATAGACCAGCTGAACAGAAAACAGGGTGACATCTCCGCTTATCAGCGGACGCAGGAAGCGCTCGAAAAGACCCGGGCGAAGATCGCTCTGTACCAGTCTCAGCTGGCGAATATGAAGTCGGCGATCGAAGGAAACGAGAACGCCACCTACCAGGAGCGCAACGCCCTGCTCGCCAAGGAAAAAGCGCTGGATGACTTGAAAGCCAAACAGGAACAACTGGAAGGTAAACTTCAGTCGACCGGAGCCGCCCTGCAGCAGGAAGGCGTTGACCTGAACAATCTGGGTCAGGCCAGCACCCAGGCAAAGCAGGAGGTTGAAGCCCTCAAGCAAAAGCAGGAGGAACTGGCCGGAAGCTCCGATCAAGCCGGTGAATCCGTTTCCGGCATGGCTGAAAGCCTGAAGGAAGTCGCGGCGGCTGTCGGCGCGGCCAAGGTTGTTAAGGAAATCGGCGAAGCCATGAAGGAATGCGCACAGGCGGCCATTACCTTCGAAAATGACATGGCAGGCGTCAAGCGCACGGTCGGCGGCAGTGATGAATTCATCAGCGGACTCGGCGAGGACTTCAAGGAACTCAGCACACAGATCCCGATCACAGCGTCCGAACTGGCACAGATCGCAACGACAGCCGGTCAGCTGGGTATTGCTCAGGACAAGGTGGAGCAGTTCACCACCGTCATGGCCAAGCTGGCCACAACGACGGACCTGACCGCCGACGAAGCCGCGACCATGCTGGCACAGTTCGCCAACATTACCGGTCTGACTGACTACGAACGCATGGGCGCCGTGGTTGCCCAGTTGGGCGACTCCACGGCCACGACCGCGTCCAAGGTCGTACAGATGAGCCAGGGCATGGCGGCTGCCGCGAATATCGCCGGCATGAGCGCCACCGATATCATGGCCATCTCTGCGGCGGTCGGCTCCCTGGGCATCGAAGCACAGGCCGGATCCACGTCCATGAGTCAGCTGATCACCACCCTGTACAAGGCGACGGAGACCGGCGAAAACCTGGCTGAGTTTGCGGCTGTTGCAAACATGACTGCAGATCAGTTCAAACAGGCATGGGCGACCGACGCGGTCGGCGCTATGAACGCCTTTATCACTGGCCTGAACGATGTGGAACGGAACGGCCGGAGCGCCATTGTGATCCTGGATGAACTGGGCATCAATAACGTCCGGCAGATAAAAGCCATCCTGGGGCTTGCATCCGCTGGCAATCTGCTGTCCAACACGATCGCGCAGGCGAATACTGCCTGGGAGCAGAATACCGCGCTGACGGAAAAAGCGTCCGTCATGTACTCAACGACCAGCGCAAGGCTGACCATGGCGCAGAACGCAGCGAATAACCTGAAAATCGCCATTGGCGACGCGCTGACGCCCGCGATTGG